GTTCGATTGGGGCGATAAAGGCTCAGGCGTGGCATAGTCTAGTATTTACCGCAAAGTTTGACCAAAAACTCAAAACAGGATAAAATACTATATGGAACAGATACAAGAACGTTTGAAACAAGCAGAACGACAGATTGCCGGTGTGCGTAGCCGAGTAGCCAGGAGAGATTTAGTCAAGATGCTCAAACCCATAACCACGGTGCTGAACAAACTCAGCCAGGAAAGCGTGGAGTGCCGTAGGCTACATAGAGCCACTGCTCGCTACCAAATCCTGGAACAAGAAGCTGAAGATTTGGTAAAAAACCTGGAAAAATACTTGGTATTTGCCTGTTTGCTTGGCGGTTGACTACAAACGGACTCAGTGCTATAATTAACAATCATGCTATCAAGGACACTCAATGGTAAAGACTAAAAAACCCACCGCAGAAATCAAACTACTAAATCCCAAAAGCGCCGATGTAAAATACACTGGCTCTGAACCTGCTTGGAAGTTAGTGTTGACTGACGGAGATAGAACCAGTGCCATGCTCAAGGCCTTTACCTGGTACAACTATCACTATGGCAAGAAGGATGCCAAAGACATGATCGCCCATTGGCTTGAACACAATGATAGACCCCGGGACGCTAAACTCATAAGAGGCATTCCTGACAGCCAAATCCGTAGCACCACAGCCTGGGTATGTAGAATGAACCTGATTGGCCTGGCTCTAAGCGAACATGAACTAAGTGTAATTGACAGCCAGATTAGTGACATGATGCGTATCAAACAAGAAGTAGTCAAGGTCGTGACCGAGGAAGAAACAGTACAAGCTCGCCTGACCATACAAGATCATTTGCGTGAGCGCATGAGTGAGTGTGCCGGTGAACTGGAAGGCATGTTTGATGATTTCCTACAGCAGGGCGCAAAGTTGACAGCCGAGTTCAAACCCATGTCACATATTCGTGGTCGTAATGTGGCACCACAGATGATTGGCACTATCAGTGCCATCTGGAAAGATCGCCTAGCCGAGTTTGAAGAAACTGTGGAAGGTCGTGACGCAGATATAGTGGAAGCATACAGCCATCTCACCCGGATACAGTTGCGTAATTGCATAAAATTCTGCGAGCTGGTGATCAATGACTGTGCCAGTTATGTACAGATCAAGAAAGTAGAACGCAAACCGCGTGCCAAGCGAGTGATAAGCCCTGAAAAGTTATCCAGCAAGTTCAAATATCTTAAAGACTTTGCAGAACTTAAACTGGTGTCACAAGCTCCGGCCAGCTTGGTCAATGCCAGTGAAGCCTGGTTGTACGATACCAAAAAACGCAAGTTGATTCATGTGGTAGCTGACGCTCATGTAGGGTCATTCACCATAAAAGGAACCAGTATTGTGGCCTTTGATGCAGTCAATAGTTCGCAGAAAACCCTACGTAAACCAGCTGAACAGATCAAATCTATTGTTTCAGTTGGAAAACCCGCGGCCAGAAAAGTGTACAAAGATATAAAAAGCACAGAAATCAAGTTTAACGGCCGTGGCAACGAGAATTTGATCATACTCAAGTCCTGGTAGCATTCTTGATAAATACTCATACTGGAGCGATCTTATGAGTATTCAATCTGAATCAAGTTTAGAAACACTAAAACAAAACCTATTCCAATATGTGCGTTATCAGCTGGGCGACGGCATCATTGATCTAGAACTTGATGCTGAACATTACGAAGCAGCCTACAGAAGCACAGTGGGCACCTATCGCCAGCGGGCACAAAACGCCTACGAAGAAAGCTACACGTTCATGGAACTGGTGACCAACGTCAACATCTATGAATTACCACAGGAAGTTTACAGTGTGCGCCAGATATTTCGTAGAACTTTTGGTGACAGTACTGGGCCATTTGCCAGTAACTTTGACCCATTCAGCCAAGCAAGTTTGAATGTATACCTAATGAATTTTAATGTGGCAGGTGGACTTGCTACCTTTGACTTTTATAGCCAGTATGTGGAATTGGCTGGACGTATGTTTGGCGCTTACATGAACTACACATTCAATCCTGTGACCAAAAAACTACAGTTGATTCGTGACCCCAAGGGTACTGGAGAAGCCGTTTTACTTTGGACCTACAACTTCAAGCCTGAATTTAACATGCTGAGTGATCCCTTAATCAGTCAGTGGATGCGTAACTACATGACTGGAAACTGCAAACTCATAATCGGTGAAGCAAGAGAAAAGTTTGGCACCATAGCAGGACCACAAGGCGGTTCCACCCTAAACGGTACTGCCATGAAGGCTGAAGGACTTGCTATAATGGAAAAAAGCGTTGAAGAACTCAAGATGTATGTTGATGGAAGCCAACCTCTTAGCTGGGTCATAGGCTAACCTTTTTACAACATTGATATTAAAATTTCTGTTATACTTGTAGTATGGCAGATTTAATGATAGACCTAGAAGGATTGGGCACAGGACCGGACACCACGATATTGACTATCGCGGCTCAGAGTTTTGACCCGTTAGGTTCTGGCTACTGTGAACCAAAATATTACGCCAGGATTACCTTGGAAAGCCAAGAAAATCGTAGCATACAACAAAGCACCATAGACTGGTGGGCCACGCAACCAGCCGCGGCGCGAGATGAAGCGTTTGCCGAATCGGATCGCATACCCTTGGATCAAGCACTAGATGAACTGGGTCGATTGATCTGGCACAGCAAAAGAATCTGGGCACAAGGTCCCACATACGACATGAACATCCTGGAACATGCCTACAAGAGCTATGGCAAACCCATACCCTGGCAGTTTTATGCTGTGCGTGACAGCCGTACTGTGTTTAGTTTATGGCCCGGACTGCCTAAACCTGCCACCAGTCACCATGCACTGGAAGACTGCCGCAGACAAATTGCATTATTACAAACAACTTTACAACACTTCAATATTAAGGAATTGGCATGATTCTTGGCATCTGTGGCTTGATCGGCGCTGGCAAAGACACTATAGCAGATTATCTGGTAAACATACACGAATTTAAACGTGAAAGTTTTGCCAACACCTTGAAAGATGCTGTGGCCCATGTGTTTGGTTGGGATCGAGAACTACTTGAAGGTCGCACCAAACAAAGCCGTGCCTGGCGAGAACAACGAGATGAATGGTGGAGCGATCGTTTGGGTATGGACGTAACACCCAGGTGGGTGCTACAGTTTTGGGGAACTGAAGTTGCCAGACGTAGCTTTCACGATGATATCTGGATTGCCAGTTTAGAAAACAAATTGCGTAAAATAACCGATGATGTGGTCATAAGCGACTGTAGATTCCCTAACGAAATCGCTTCGATCAAGTCGGCCGGTGGACGTGTGGTCCGTGTGGTCCGTGGCCCTGATCCTGAATGGTACCCACTAGCTTTGGCTGTAAACGAAGGGCAAAAAAATATCACCTGGAGACGTAGTAAAATTTCCCTGGAAAAGTTCAACATCCATGCCAGCGAAACTGCCTGGATTGGCACTGAGTTTGATGCTGTGATCCTAAACAATTCCAGTCTGGATGACCTGTATCGACAGATCACACATCTGGTTCAAGATCTCCCTGACGCCAGGGCAGTGTAGATTTAGCAACCTCAATCACACAATTCTGACACACAGTTTTTAAGTTACGAACAGCAACATTGTTCATGTCACCATCCACATGATACACCAATAGCTGTGCGGCATATTTTGCTTTAAATCCACATCTATCACACATGGATTTTTTCTTGTAGCCTGCGGTTTGCCATCTGGAAATGGGTGGCTTGATCCGTTGATTTTTCTTGATACAGTGCTCGCACCGACTACGATAGTGTGCCTGTTCATCACAATAGTAATTTACAGCACAAAATCTCTGCTTACACACCAAACATAACGGTCTTTTCATGTTGTATTTACATTAAACCTTTGCAAAGGGCAGCCAACCAACGTTCTTTTTATCATACGCCATAAATATCTATACTAGAAAAAAGGATTTTGATATGGCTCTAATATCCCCCGGTGTACAAGTTACTATAATTGATCAAAGCAATTATATCCCAGGCGCTACCAATTCGGTACCGTTTATT